CGAATAACCCACCGTAGTCACGAGAAACCGGAGGAATCTTATTCACCAGCTTCTCAATGACATCCCGCACCTCAATACCTTCTTCCTCGAAGAGCATATAGTGTCGAGGCTTAGTTACAGAATCGTAGTCTGCTTGGGCTAGTCCTTTAACCTGAGCGTATTTTTCTGGATAAGGAGACTTATTCCAGAAGTCCTCTTGAGTCACTCCATTAGTACCTTTTACAAACCAATAATCAATAGCTTCTTTGAGAGGCTTAGAGGCATGGCTAGTCATATACACATTTCCTTTCACATAGTTAGAATAGCCTGTGCAGGTAATGCAAGGGGCTTCCAAGTCACGATCCATTAAAGCATAGAAGCAACTGTTACACTTGTTTTCCACCGTACTTCCTCCCTAGGTATTCAATCGACAGAAGCATCTCATCGAAGCTACCATCTTTAACATCATTCAATACAACCAAGCCTCGCCAGTGACGGTTACTCAGTTGATCCATATAGTCTTCATCGTGAAGGTAATAACTACCAGCAATAAGACCACAGATAGGCTTACCATCAGCACGCTTACCGTATGCAATCTGCTTACCTTGCTGATGGCCTGCAATACAGCTCATATGAAGTTTATTGATAAGAACAGAAGCACTGCTTGCAGGTCTCCCCATTGCACCCACAGGCCAATAATGGTTAAACCCAACACCGTTAATGAACACAGGCTTTAAGAACTCATGTACTTCCCAATCTTTCAAGTTCAAGTGCTCATAGGTCATCAGTCCCTCAAGCATTGGATTATTCTGTACAGCTCGTGAAAGTCGATGCTCGTGATTACCGCGAAGGAACACCATACGAGGTTTATACACCTTGTGCTTGGTCTCCTTCTGAGTCTTCTGCATCACCTTCAACGGAGCTAACAGTATATCCATACCTTTGTTACCTGCCTCGACATCAGCTAGGTAGCGTTTACCTTCAAAGTACTTGCTACCAGCTTTGTCATGGCTGCTCAGGCTAGGGAAGTCCCAATGATCCCCTAGGTGAACAACCACATCAGGCTTGTATTCACAGATAGCCTTACCTGCCCACTCAAGGTGCTCGGTAGGACTATCTGGTTTACATTGTGTGTCTGGAATACAGAGAATCCTCATTCCTCTTCATCCTCTTTAACGAAGTACTCACCAGTCCAAGGATCAAGGTAGTCAGAATGATATTCATACATCGCATCCAACCACTTGGGTTGTTCCAACCGTACCTGATGCTTGATAGCATAACCAAACACTGACTCCAAGAACTTCACATAGTCATCCATGCACTCGTGCCATGTAGCTCCGGGTGTACTGATTGTCTTATTGTGTACTTTACCGTCACAGTCTGTATAGGTAAAACTATAGGACTGCATAACATCATATTTATTGGTCATCGCTCATCTCCTTCACCACTCAAGGTGTTGTTAGTTTGTCGTGCTGCAAGTTTACGTAAGTTCTGGCTAGCCAAGTCAGCCAAGCTCCAACCCATCACTGTAGACAACCCTGCGATCTGCCACAGGACATCACCTACTTCCTTCTGCATACCTACCTCATCCAAGACACCATCACGAATCCACTTGGCATACTTACCTGCAACTTCACCAGCTTCAGAGGTAAGGTTAGCTACCATGTAAGCAGGGTTCTTAGCTGACTCTAGTGCTGTCTTAAACGCTAGTTCTTGATAATCTTCAATTAGCATCATTCCTCCAATTTACCATTTGTTTGTTCAATATACCGACAGAAGAAGAAGTCCCCATAAGATTCCATCTCCTTCCGAGGATAACCCTTCTCAACTAACCATTCCCCTATGTTCTCAGGAGGAGGATTGGGAAGCAGTTTAGGAAAGCCATACTTCCAACCACCGGGAGGATCAATCAGTACGCCCATTCATAGCCTCCATCACGTTAGGGAATAACTTAACCAATTCAGCCTTACACATATCCGCCACTTCTCGATGCTCCTTCTGCGTAGCCGCATCACAGCGAATATCTACATAGTGAAGCCAACTACGCAGTGTACCATTCATGTACATCTTACTCATAGTCAGTCCTTCAGGCAATAGCTTACGAGCTACTTCCTTAGCGATACCTTTCTCCAATGCTAATGAATAGGCTCTCTCAGCTTCACATTGTACACGCAGTTGAACAGAATTCCACCAGTTCTTCAAATAAACATCATCTGTTTCCAGTGAGTTTTGTCGGTTCTTAGTATCCTGCATACGCACTTCAGACAAATCAAAGTCCTGCGCTACAGCATAACGCTGTGAAAACTCTTGGAAGCTAAAGCTACGATGACGGAGAATCTGCCGAGCTATATCTCGTGTAGTGTTAATCTCCATACATACGTTCACCATCTCCAGAGGACTCCAGTGCTTGTGTTTGATCAGATACTTGATAAGCCTAGGTGCTGTCTCTTTGTTGTCTTGATTCTCAGGTGCTGACACCCGAGCCATGTACGCAATGAGGTCTTCACCCTCTGGTGTTGACCATACCACTTTAACTGCTGACATCTTCACCCTCTACTTTGAGTTTATCACCCTCACGAATACCTGCCTTGATAGCCTCTAGGATACCGTGACGAAGCAGGGACTCAGCTTCCTCATCTGTCAAGTCAAAGGAATAACTGACAGTACCGTCATCATTGTCCTTAATCTTTTCAACTCTCATCTTTTACCCTTTCATACCCTGCAACAATAGCCATATTACCTATTTCAACAGCACATTCTTCATGTAAATGAACATAAGTACCTTTGTTTAGATATGAATACCAACTAATCATTGGGGTTCCTTTTGGAATAGCTGTTTCACAAGCACGGCACATAGCATCTCGCTTTGCAGGTCTAGCTTCAGGAAGAAATTTATTCATTTATCCACTCCTCTGGTATTGTCTTGTCAGCATACAGGTAGCCATTCTTTCGACACCACATAGCGTAGGTAGTTTTAGATGCCTTACTGATACGAGCATTAGAGTTGCTGAACACAAACCTAATGTCTACATCTGGATTATGTTTCTTCACCATCATATGCTTCATACGATCAGCAGGTAAGAATCTACCTTTAGTCTCAACGATGATGCCATTAGGAAGAACAAAGTCGGGTGTGTATACATGCTCAGAAGCAGGTCGAATGTACTTCAACTTAAGCTTCTCATACGTGTATTCTACACCTAACTGATCCAGTTGTTCAGCTACTCTTTCTTCGAGTCCGCTGCGCCATCCATGCTTAATTGCAGCTTGCTTGGAACTTGCCATATTTGTCCTTCATAACGTCTTAACCATAGAAGTTGACCCTGTTCTGTAAAATACTCCATCGTATGTCCAAGTTTTTCATACTCGGCCCACGCTCTTTCCAATAACTCTTCTTGAGTCTTCGCGTCTTTAAGAGCTTTTTCAGCCTTTTTAGGGCCAATTCCCGCCAAGCACGGGATATTGTCAGTCCTATCTCCAGTGAGAAGTTGCGTTGCAAACGACTTGTACGCTGTAAACTCATCGACATAGTATCTCTCATCCTTCACAGGGTTATAGTGCCATCCTTGAAGCTGATCCAAGTCCTTATCCACATGCACAATCCAACACTCATCCAAGAGCTTAGTGGAGTCAATGGCTACGGTATCATCAGCTTCCTCACCAACCGTCAGAATAGCACCGTGACGCTTGACTAAGTGCTCCCGCAGGGCATCATAGTGCTTAGGCTTCACAGCATCCTTACGGTTGCCTTTGTAGGGCACTGTCTTGGCAATGTCATAACGGAAGTTAGATTTACCTGAAATCCAAGCCTTGTAATGATCGGCCTTGAGATTGATATAGATAAAGTCTTCTAACCACTCCGTTAATCGTGCCTTAGCGATACCGACTGGCTCATCTTCCGTACTGAATCCAATACGGTAGACAAGCTAAAGGAAATCAGCGTCCACTAGCGCAATCTTAGGATCATTTGACTTCATTTTTACCTCCTTCAAAGTGACGGATGCGATGGCAATTCGCGCAGAGAAGAACACACTTTGATAGTTCTTTCTCAATTTCAGAAAAATTCTTTCGACGCAAGATATTTCCTAAGTTATGTTCTTTTTCCGTGGGGTCTAGGTGATGAAAGTCATAAACAGGCAATGGAAACTTCCCGCCACAGTCTTGACAAGCACCACCTAAATAGTCCACAGCCCTTTGTTTCTTTTCAAGACCATCACGGGCAGTCTTCTCATTCCTTTCTTTAACCCATTCAGCATCTTGTTTAGCCTTGCGATAAAATTCCCGTGCTCGGGCGTTAGCGCACTCTTTACAAGAACCACCATGAGTAGAAAACAATGAAATGTCTTTGATAGAGGCACAAGCATTACAGTACTTCTGTCCCTGAGGAACTTCTTTTCCGTTCACTAGGAATTTGTACTCTAACACTCGTCCTTTTTCATCCCGTTTAGTAATGACTTTCTCAGAGGATGTCGTCATCACCATCATCGGCAGCGTCAGCACCACCGCCGTATACCACCAGCTCAGTCACAATGATCTTGCTGATAGACGGAGCAGCACCGAACTTGGCACTCATCTTGTGACGATACGAACCTACCAGAGCTGTCACCTTAGTTCCATTACCAATCTTCTCAATAGCTACTGGATTACCTTCAGCGTCCACAGGCTCGAACAAGAACTTACTCTTACCAACGATGTAGTTACCCATCTCAGGTTTGTTCTTGATGACAATACCGAGTTCCTTCAGAGCCTCACAAGCCTTGTCAGAGAGCATACCAACGGTACATTCATACTTGGTGTTGTCCTCGTTGAACTTGGTGTTGAACTCTTTCATCCAGTTAGCCCAAAAGAGTTGACCTGCGATTTTGACTGGTTTGTTATCCATGATTTTATTCCTTTTCAGTTGATTAGTTGTAAGTTGTAACAGCTTTTAGTTGTTTAGTGACAACATAGACATATTTTGGAGTCATTCCTTCTTCTTCTCGGAAAGAGTTTACAGCTTCCTCTACTGTTTTACCAGTAAATGAAACATAGTCCTGAAACTGTTCTTTGGGATGCTCCTCATTCCACATGGTAGCAATATAAAACTCACTAAAACCTTGTTCTTTAACAATAGGTGTCTTCTTCGTGGTCATTTAATTTCCTTCAATTCAGAGTTTATGAAAGTTCCTGCTTACTATACTACAGGGACACTGCCGTTCTTGCTACTCTCTAAGCTATGAGCCTAGCGCACCGAACCTTACCTTCCAGAATCCCAGTTGGTGTGTCAGATCAAGCTGATTACGTGGTGCGAGAGATGGGATTCGAACCCACACTGTAGTGATTTTAAATCACTTGCCTCCTACCTATTGGGCTACTCTCGCTTCTTACCTTAATTTTATCACCTGTTCAGGCAATGTCAACAACTATTTGCAAATATTTTAGTGTACATCTGCCCATGTTCTCCCTATATGACCTTCAGCGCCCACTGGACATCTGAAGTTTAGTTTATCACCTGCTTCTTTAGCGGAAGCAACCACAATATCCACAATCTGTTGTGCATCCTCCTCATAACCTTCAATGCAAACCTCATCATGGACAAAAGCTAAGAGCTTATAGTCGATTTTAGCTGCCTTCAGGTTGTGAGTCAAGCATATAATCCACTGTTTTGCAATAATAGCACCAGCAGATTGTAACAAACTGTTAAGAGCTGCGTGTTCAGATCGTACCCAGACTTTTCTTCCGTCCAGTCCCGGCACATAGCCTTTAGCTGCAAGTTTGTCAACCTTAGCTTTCAGCTTCTTTAAAGCAGGGGTGTTGTTCATAAAGTTATCAATCAACTTTGCCCCTTGCTTAGAAGAACCACCTACGGTTGAACCTACTTTAGCTGCTCCTGCTCCATACAATACACTATAGGTCAATGTCTTACTTAAGTTACGTGCATCTTTGTGCTCCTGTTTATCTTTTTTAACAGTACCCATTGGAACCAATCCAAAAGCTTGAGTGTTCTTCCAATGTACATCACCTTCCAAAAGTTCATGTTGCCAGTCAGCATCTTGCATATAGTGTGATAAGCACCTCAACTCAATGCCTGAGAGGTCACAACCAATTAGCACACGATCCTTTTCAACAGTCCAACATTCCCTACACTCCTTACCGTAAACAGATGAAGTGTTCGGGATTTGCGCCAAATTTGGACTCGAATGCGTACAACGACCAGTGACTGCACCGTTGGTAATAACCCTGCCGTGAACCCTACCATCTTTACCTACAGCGTCCATCCATGATTCAATCTGACTGATACGTTTGTTCAGCATCAGATACTCAGCAATGACTTGAGCCTCAGGTATCTTAATGTTCGCCAAGATAGTCTCATCTACCTTAGGTTGTCCATTATCGGTGAATTCCTTAGGCTTCCACCCAAGTTCCTTCAGTCGTTCTCCGATTTGTTGTCTGCTTCCCGGATTGAAAGTAACCACGCTGTCCTTGAGTCGCTTTCCTGTTTTGTCAGAGAATCGCTCAATGGTAACTGGAGGCCATCGTTCCTGCATTCGTTCATATATTCCTGCCACTTTTGACTTGATGTCAGTAAGTAAGCAGGTAGCAAAGATTTGATCAAGTTTAAACCCATTCCTTTCTTGTTGAGCAATGATAGCTGCTACTTGGTGTTCGAGGTCGATACTCTCTTGGCTAAACTGTTTCTCAGCCACATCACTGATAAGCCGATGATACAACTTAGCAGTAACTTCAACGTCCCTAATGCAGTAATGCTCAAGAAGACTATCAATAGGGCTGTCAAAAGACTCTCCGGCATACGCTTCCTTTCTGTCCATCATCCACTGCCATACAGCAGAGTAGTCAATCTTGTGGAACCCCAGAGTGTTGCCCCACGCTTCGAGGCTGTGTCCTGTCTCCCTGCTTGGATCGAGTAGACGACTTACTATCAACGTGTCGAAGACGCTCTTCAAACCTATCCTCGTCTTCCAGCAGTTGTTCAAAACTCTGAAATCGAATCCGATTCCATTGTGTGCTATCAACTGAGTAACCTTGCTTAGATAGTCGTTTAGGCCAGTTGGATTTCTCCATGTGATTACTTCTCCAGTGTCAATGTCTTTAGTCACTACAAGGTGAATCTTGTCGTGTGCTAGGTTTGTCTCACAATCTAAGACAATACGCATATCAGTCCTTGTTAATCATTTCCTCACCGATGGCTGCTGCTGCACGGGTAATGGCTCTGCGGGCGGCGGCGTAGGGGTCGTTTTCGTACTTAATTGGTGCGTTTCCATGTCCTGCGCCAACACGATCAAACCCATCGCTTGTCAATGAATAGTGCTCGATCTTTAATTGCAACTTCACCGCCAGTCGTAGCGCATCGCCATCGTCTGTGAGAGGGTTCCAATTCTTTCCCTTCAAAGTAAACAAAAGATCAGGAGAGTATCGGCTATTCCCATGAGGTTTAACGTCATATTCTGCCGCCTTTGCAGCCAATTCCAATAGTTCTTTGTCAGCCATATCTATTCCTTACTTACATGACTAGCGTCACCGAATGTTCAACCAAAGTCCAACCTGAGCAAAGGCATAACCTGTCCAGATCATCCCGTTAGAGATCTCTCCCTTGCTCCATTGTAGCACACCTACCACCAAGTAACCTACTCCAGTGGCTCCTACGATTAGATGTTCAATTGTCATAATGCTTCCTCCTCAGCCTCAACCATACGTCCGGTATAGCTGTTGTATTGTAACTTACAAGCAGGGCCAGTCTCGCCATTGTAACGATTCTTAGCCACTGCTACCTTTGTCAAGTGCCTATCACTCTCGTTCTCAGCCATGCTATTGCGCTCCAACGTGATCACAGCATCGCTCAACTGTGCGATAGCACCTGAGCCTCGCAACTGAGACAGAGACACACTACCACCATCCTCATGGCCTTGGTTGCCTTGTGGTCGCTTCAGGTGACTTACACAGATCAAGGTGATGTTCAGCTCCTGTACCAGTGTACGTAGCTTGGTCATCATAGCATCAATCGCCTTTCGCTCATCTCCGGTATCTTGACCAGAGATAACGATAGATAGGTGGTCGAGAAACACAACACGACAATCACACGCCTTAGCCATGTAACGTACACGGTTGGCAATGTTTTCCACATCAGAAGAACCAAAGTGGTCAAACAGAAAGACACGGTTACTGCCAAGAGTAGCATCAAAAGCCTCCTTCAATTCCTGCTCAGTTGTCGGTGTATCAGGCAGGTGCAACAGCTTGTTAGCGTGTAGCGACATGATACTTCGTGCTGTCTTACGGGTAGATTCTTCCAAGAAGAGTCCTCCGATATTCCATGTTGTAGTCTTCAGCAGATTGTACAATATCTCCCTCAAGAACTGACTCTTACCCAAGCCACTACCTGCGGTAACCGTAATCAACTCAGCAGGTCGGATACCGTACAAGAGCTTGTTCAAGCCTGCCCAAGGGTACTGTGCCTCTGCAATCGGCTCTGGCTTGGAGATTTCCTCCCAGAGATCAGCAGCGTTGACAATACCATCAGGCACATAAGGACTCGCTCTCCACCATGCATTGACAAACTCTTTGGTAGCTCCTGCAATCAGGTACTCACAAGCATCCTTGTAACCATCCTTGTACTGCATGATCTTGGCTTTGTTGCCGAACAACTCAGCCACTTCCTTAGCTGCCTTCTTCCCCGGCTCATCACCATCGAAGCAGATAACCACTGAGTCAAAGCTGTTGATCCACTCATACTGGGCTTTACAGTCCTTCAGAGCAGCGTTAGCACCGTTACGGATGCTCACTGTAGGGTAGAGTGACCCCTGCATCTGGAAAGCTGCGAGAGCGTCAAGCTCGCCTTCTGTGATGGTGATAGCTTTTCCTCCGGCGTGAAAGATAGACTGACCGAATAGAGTTGCTCCTTTGAAGTCTCCTGTGATGGAGAATTGCTTTGTAGGAACACTGCGCTGTTTAACAGCCACTCTAACTCCGTCTGAGTCAGTGTAAGGATAAAAGTGTTTGTCTCCCTCGGTCGTTACTCCGTATTTCTCACAGGTTGCCTGACTGATTCCTCGATCATGGATTGATTTACATTGTCCTCGGATGTCCATAATAACCTTCTTTGTGGGCGCTACTGCGTCCCTCATTACCGTTCGTTCATCATAAGCACCTTCGTGCTCAGTTGTACCGCAATTAAAGCAGTGTGTGTGCCCGTCATCATAGAGACTGTTAGCGTCTGAGCTACCGCAATGTTCACAGGCACAATGCCTGAGAAACTTGGATGTCATGGATGGCCTCCTGCTATTACGCAAAAGCCATCGCCATCAGGCGTGACACCACAAACCTCTCGGGTTGTTGATACGCAACCTGAAAGCAAGAAGGCAACCAATAGGAGAGCTTTCATGGCTGGCCTTTCGTGATGCCGTGGGCGGCTTCGGCGGCATCAATGCCCATGTGGAATGCGTCATAGATGCTCATTGGCTTATGCAGCAAAGCATTTGGCCCAAGGTGCTCAACCACCAGCAGACCACGGGCATCATCCGTCAGCGGCACAGGTGCTGGCTGTGCTGCGGGTGAAGATTTATCCAAAGCCCTGCAAATTTCAGTCCAAACAAGAGTTGGGGTATTGCGCTGGATATACACAACTGCTGCGGCCAATGCCAACGAGCGAGTTTCTGCCCAACAAACCGGGCAAAATTCTGGCCCTGCTTCGCAATGCGCCACAGGCTCCTGCACAGTAGGTGCTGCCAGTGGCGTAGCCGTGTTAAGGGCTTGCTTGATTGCGGTGATGGCTTTGCTTCTTGCCCACCAACCGAGCTGATTGGCACCATCTACGTCTTCCAACGCCGCCAGCGCCAATTTCAAAGTATCAGTAGTGTTCATCATGTGCCCTCTGTTGTTCGATTACATCCTTCCATTGTGCCTTTATCTGGTCGTCAATGGATTCCCAAGTTTTGTTGTGGAGCAAGTCATTGACTTGTACCCATGTTTCAGGCGGTAAAACCTGCTTAAAGTCACCTTTAAAGTGCTTGTTGTAGAACACTTCCCATGTCTCATAGTTGATCTCACCGTCACCAATGACATCAAACTCAACGACACACCTAGCATTCTCTACGTTTACGACCAAACCGTATGGGTTATCTTTCATTTCAATACCACCTTGACAAGAGTTAAGACACCTATAAACAGGGAGACAATCATTGTTTGTTCTCCATCCTGTTAACAGCAGACATGATGTCTAGCATCACCTTATCGTAACCATTGGCACGGATAAGACTAGCGACATCATCCATAACGGAATGATACCAGCATTCAAACTGTAAGACATCATCCTGTCCACATTCTTCATCGAAATCCATCATGTCAATAGACATATCATCCACCTTGTTAAGTTAAGAACTTCTAGGGAAAACAGACACAATTCTTGCACTCATATATAAACTATAGAGTACTCTATAGGTCTTAGACATCTCTTCTATGCGTTAACGTCTATGTTAACGTCTATGTTATAAGTACTTAAGTAAGTATTACTTATAGTATTCTTACTTCAATGCATAGAAGGAATGTCCTAGTCCTATAGAGTAATTGTATCATTGGTTGTCTAACTGTCAATGGTCAGTCATCATCTAATGTGTAACAGTTTGTAACAGTCTCAATACCTACACCATCACTCCCTTCAGTGTCTTCAAAAGGATCACTGTCTTGGATCATCCCGGATGGGGACTTTGTAGGCAGTCCCGGAATTTCCTTCAGACAACCATCACAAATGTCTAAGAATTCATTGGTCATAGCATGACGGCGTACTGCCTCATGGTCTTTCAAGTTTCTATCACAGATTACACAGCGGGTCATATAAGCTCCTTTCAGTGTCTAGGTAGGCATTGCCCTTAGACGGTTAAATTGATGGCCTTCCTGAGCGTTTAAACGCTTCCTAGAGGCTTTCGTGAAGGTAAGATTAGTTCAATAAGCCATTTGATCATAATATCCTGCCAGTAAGTAAGCTACAAACACCATCCCCAAGACTGTCCAATGGTTGACTTTAAACATTCTCATCTCCGTTCGAACCCTGCGGATTCTCAGCCTCCAGTCTAACCATGTCCTCGATGTCAAGGATGATCTGATAGTCTACAATGTCCCTCATGTCAGGAGGGTTATCATCTCGATAGCCTTCCAAATAGAGGTCAGTGCAGCGAACGATCAAGGGCAAAGCCTCTATTGACTGCACCTCACAGAGGCCATACCACTCACAGCCCCTCAGAGTGTAGACGAATTGTTTAATCTTTGTCATTTTTGTTTCTCTCTTTAATCATTGCATCAGCAAACATATAAGACAATTCAGAGACTGCCTCATCTAATTTTCTTCGAGACACCCGGACGGTTCTAGCTGTGTCGGGATCGGCTAGCATTCCTTGCATAGCCTTCGCTGCAAAGTAGTCTCGCAGGGTCATGCCTGTCCAGATTCCCTCAAATGGAAACGCTGGCCCACCTGTGTTTGTGTCGTTCATAGTGGTGACTCTTCATGGTTAGCAGGGTTAAACTTAGGACGTTTGTGTCCTGTATCAAGTGGATTAGGGAAGACAGGGAATGGCCAAGACATGAGTTATCCTTTCGAGAACAAGATGCACACAGCCATGAAGATCAAGGCAGCCTCAGCACCTACAAAGTAGTTCAGGAGACCAGCACAGACCAAGAACCACACAAGATATTTACCTTCATTTACATCGTACATGATTTAACCCTCATTTCATCAACAGCATCAACAGCAGGTAGGCGATGAAGCCCATCCAGCCACCAAAGTAACAGAACAGCCCGATTAGGCACAAGTGAAACAGAAATTCCATGCTTACATGCTCCCTTTTGATGGCAAACAACCTGTAGATTCTGCAAACCTCTTAGCATCTGCAAGGTGCATAAAGGTGTCAGACTCCCATAGAATCTCATCGAAGTAGACATAAAAACACCCTGTAACCGGATGATTTAACTGTTTTGCCATATCTGACGAAGGGTAAGCATAACAAATCTCATACATAGGAATTTTCCTTGATGGTGAACGAATCAGGTGTTAGGGTCTTATCCATGAAATATCCCTTGCGGCAATACTCCACAGCATTAATAGCAATCCAACGCTGGGCGCCAGCGTATGTATCACAAATGGCGTGCACAGCCAATGGGTTATTCTTTTCAATAATTTTAAACATTGTCAACCCCTTTAGTTACACGCTTGACAGTGAACAAACCCAGATCCTCGCCTCTAACCCACTTGTCAGGGACAATCTCACCTGACTGAGGGTCTGTATAGGCCACATCTGGCCCATAATTGTTGCACTCGTACCAGTGCTGGCAGATTGCACGTTCAATGGCACTGAAAGCCACAATACCGGATGTTTTGAATTGGACTTCGTATCTCATGGTGTACCTCTTAGAAGCATTGGAAGATAACACCATCGGCGCATTTACCGACAATGTTTGTAGTCTCGTTGAGATACGACAAAACAAATTCTTCAACATCATCAGCCGCAACATCTGTCAGATCAATTTCATAGCCGCTAACGATTTCTTCAATTGTCATCATGCTGTAATCGCAGCAGATAGCGATAACATCCAGCTCGATCTCCTCGCCTGTATCTTCTTCATAAGATTCCAGATAGTCAAAGATAACACGCAGGCCATCATAGCCAAAGGAATCATAGCGATTGTGAGCATGGAAGGCATCGACAAAGGCGGAGAAGTTAACGGATTGTTTCATGGTGATAGTTTCCAGAGTTGTTACCGATACATCATCGGCGGGATTTCCTACTGTCAATGTAGGCCACTGTAGTCTGTCACACCACAGCAGTCTATACTGTCACTTATGTTACCCACGCCACGCCAGCAACACACCTACAAAGGCGAAGCAAGCGATACATGCGACTGTGATGATGATGCCCTCAAGTTTAGATTCTTGAGGCTCGGGTGAATAGGTGTATTGATGGTTAGACATGATGGTTTCCAGTGGTCAGTGCAACAGCGCACTCCAAAGCCCTGTTACGGGCTTCAGGCTGCACTGTCAGGCGTTACATTCACGCACAAGGCAGGTGACAATGTTGCACGATGGAAAGATCGTATAGAACATCTCACGCGCTTGAGACATAGACTCAGCGCAAAGCACGTAAGGAAACGTGAAGGACGATTCAGGGATTGAACGATCAACGAAATCTTCGCCTGTGATGATGTACTGGTGTGTCATGATGTTTTCCTTGGTTGAGGGTCGCGCACGATTGCCCGACTCCATGAATGTACTGTATCACACAGGACGCAGATGTCAACTACTTTAACCAACTATTTTCTAGGTGCTTTCCCTACTGTGTACATGTACAGTATGCCAAAGCACAAGTGACACTGTATATAAACACAGTATTTTATGCTGAATCCTCCGGAAGGCCTTTAAAGGCCTTACAAGCCACGATCGACCCTTGCCCTACCTTACCCCTTGACAACTCTTGTCCACACTACTAGTAGTACTTATCCACAGACACAACTCTTATATAAGACTGATAACCTGTGCATAACTTTGGCATGGACTTTGCAGTACTGTGGATAACATGACAGTGACTCTAACATCCTGTGGATAACTTGGCAGGTGGTGAATGTAGTGGCTGAATTGTGACTAGACAGTATGCAATGTAACTGTTAAGTATACGTTGTAGGCACCTACATCATCCCTCACACTAATGTTTCACGGAATGTTTCACGATAGTACTAACATGTTTCACGGAATGTTTCACGACCATACAGTATAGACTGTGACTACGTAGTACTACGTATGACTGACCAGTATAGCCTGTGACTGATCAGTATAGTTAACGACTGTTAGCTACAGTTAGCGACTGATCGATGCAGTTAGCGACCAGCTAGTGTATCTAGCGACTAGACTGTTCAGTCACTCTGTAGCCTACAAAGACAGGGGGGGAGGGGTACTTGTATGAGAATACTTTTGTGGGAGCCTACAAAGTTCACAAAAAGGTGAAATAAAGGACTTAATTGGGGACAGAAGAGTGCTTAAAAAAGAGGCAGTTAAGTGCTTGATCTACAAAGAAAACAAGGTAGGTTAGACAACCATAAGTATACATATCAATAAATGTAGTCTGTAGAGGTCAGGATAGGGCATCACGGACACCCTAGAAGGGGAATGTTAAAGGAACTTAAACGTGTAACAAATAAAAAAGATGTAAAAAAAGAAGACAGGGTGTTGACTTATACAGAAAGTCATGTTACAATTAAACTATAGACTATGTACTTTAAAGACCTAACGCATTAAGAACTATATGAATAACCTACTAACAGTTACTTATAGTAATTAACTTAGTAAGTTCTTAACTTAGACGTTACCTTTAAAGTACTATAGGTACAAAGATATTTTGTCTTAACCCTTGACATCTTCTGTTTGTCTGCTACAATATAGGTGTAAGCAACCAACAATTAGGAGTGTCCAAATGCAAACAATCGTTAAACAATGTCCTCAATGTCTTAAGACAAAGGAAGTGAATACAGACAACTTTATCCGTTCCAAGATGCACGATGCAGATGGTTTCTCTTCTGTTTGTCGTTCCTGCCATGTGCAGCAGGTCATAGCACAAGAGAAGGAGTTGTCTAAGACTATTCCTCACTTTGACTCTGAGTCTACCCGTAGTAAGAAGAAACAAGTTACTAAGGCGGTAGCCGCTAAGAAGTTAGAGATTGACAGACTATTGGATCAAGGTCTCAAGGAATGCTCACATTGCCATCAGGTGAAGGGTGTCTTTGATTTTGGTCTTAACGAACGAACTTATTCTGGTCTGAACTCACGGTGTAAGCAATGTGCAAATGAAATTGCTAAGAAACACCAGAGAATGAAAAAGGAAGCCAATGACAACAGAGACAGCAACGGTAGCACCAGCGTTAGCGCCTAAGCTACGTGGTAAGGGTAGACCTCCTAAGACCGATCTACAGGCCGTTAAAGACCGTACAAAGGGTAAGGTAGGTCGTCCTGCTGGTGACGCTGCTCGGTTGCAAGAGTTCAAGGAACGATTACTAGCTACGGGTGGTAGTCGTATCCTAGACAAGATGGTAGAGATTGCCATGACCGATGGACACCCCGGACAGATGGCTGCTATGAAGTTAGCTGTTGATCGTATCTTGCCTGTGTCTATGTTCGATGCAGCTAAGAATGCTGGTGGAAGCATGCCTACCATCTCAATCAATATCTCGTCTATGGGCGCTCCCAAGATTGAGACATCCGATGATGTCATGGATGTAGACTTTAAGGATGCAGAATAATGGCTAATTTGGACTGGTCTCTCCTACCGTGGCAGATCGAATGTTGGCAAGACCCTAGCCGGTTCAAGGTTATCGCGGCAGGCCGCCGATGTGGTAAATCAAACCTAGCCATCAAGATGCTGCTTGCCAAGGCTTTGGAAGCTCCAGAAGGCTCTGCTGTGCTTTATGTGGCTCCTACCTTAGGCCAAGCCCGTCAGATCGCTTGGGATGCTCTTTTAGAGCAAGGACGAGAGGTTATCAAAGCTGCTCACGTTAACCAGATGGATGTGACTTTGGTTACAGGCCGTAAGATTCATATTCGCTCCGGCGAGAACAAAGATGCTTTGCGAGGCTTAAAGCTTTACTTTGCGGTTGTAGATGAGGCGGCATTCGTCCCGGAAGAAGTCTTTACCAAGATTATTCGACCTGCTCTGGCTGACTTGAAAGGCGAGGCTGTTATCATCTCAACACCTGAAGGCAGGAACCACTTTTACGATTGGTTTAAGCTAGGCAAAGAAGGTACGAACCCTGAGTGGAAGTCTTGGCACTTAACCACCAGAGACAATCCCACAATCCCTCCTGAGGAGATTGAAGAAGCTAGGAAGACGCTTAGCTCTTTTGTCTTTAGACAGGAATTTGAGGCTAACTTCAACAACGCAGGTCAGGAAATCTTCAAGGAAGAATGGCTGAAGAAAGGTAAGGAACCTCAATACGGGTCTTACGTTATCGCCATCGACTTAGCTGGTTTTGAAGAAGTGGGTAAGAATCCCGGTGCTGTTAAGTCTAGGTTGGATGAATCAGCTATTGCCATCGTGAAGGTTGCCGATGAGGGCGAATGGTGGGTTAAAGAGATTTTGCATGGTCGGTGGGATATTAAAGAGACAGCAGCTAAGATTTTAGTAGCTATCAAGGAATATCAGCCTACCGCTGTGGGTATTGAACGAGGAGCATTGAAGAATGCTGTTCTGCCTTTCCTGAATGACTTGATGCGTAAGAACAATACTTATGCCCATATCACAGACTTAACCCACGGTAACAAACGTAAACAAGACCGTATTGCTTGGGCTTTACAGGGTCGTTTTGAGCATGGTCGTATTCACTTTAACGAAGATGAGAACTGGCAGGAAGCATGGGATCAGATCAGTATGTTTCCAACAGCAGGTCTCCATGATGACCTAGTAGATGCTCTCTCTTATGTGGATCAGCTTGCTATCAGTAATTACAATCAAGATTACGAGATGGACGACTTTGAACCAATGGACATTTTAACAGGATATTGACATATGAACGATAAAGTTGAGGATAGTCAGTACGACGAACCTACCGAGTCCGACGAAGAGTTGGTTAGTTGGGTTGTCGAACACACTGACAGGTGGCGTGACTACCGAGACCAGAACTACCTTGATCTGTGGTTAGAATATGAGCGTATCTTCCGTGGTCAGTGGGCTGCTGAAGACAAGACTCGTGAGAGTGAGCGTAGCCGTATCATCTCTCCAGCTACACAGCAAGCCATTGAGACCCGCCATGCTGAAATTATGGAGGCCATTTTCGGCCAAGGTGAGTGGTTCGATATTGAGGATGACATCAAGGATGTTAACGGTTCTCCCTTAGATGTTGAACAGTTGAAGAACCAGTTGATGGAAGACTTCAACCGTGACAAGATTAAGAAGGCTATTGACCAGATCGAGTTGATGGCTGAAATCTACGGTACAGGTATCGGTGAGATTGCAGTTAAGACTGAGAAGGAGTACGCCCCAGCTACTCAGGCTATCCCCGGCGTACAAGGACAAGCAGCTATTGGTGTGGTCGAGACTGACCGTATCGCTGTAAAGCTCGTACCTGTTAACCCTAAGAACTTCCTGATTGATCCTAACGCTACATCGTTGGATGACTCTATGGGTTGTGCTATTGAGAAGTTTGTCTCGGTACACAAGGTCGTAGAAGGTATGGAGAAGGGTATCTACCGTAAGGTTGACTTAGGTCTGGATGCTCCTGATGACGACTTAGAGCCTACCGATGAGATTGTTCACTTCCAAGATGGTCGTGTACGTCTCCTGACCTACTACGGCTTGGTTCCTCGTGAGTACTTGGAGCAGTTAGAGAACAGTGAAGGCCAAGAGGTTGTAGACCTGTTCCCTGAAGACTCTCTGGCTGATGATTACGCTGACTTGGTGGAAGCTATCATTGTTATCGCTAACAAGGGTAAGCTCCTGAAGGCTGAGGCCAATCCTTACATGATGAAGGATCGTCCTGTGATGCTGTATCAGGATGACACAGTTCCCGGTCGTGTGTGGGGTCGTGGTACGGCTGAGAAAGCCTACAATATGCAGAAAGCTATCGATGGTAGCCTGCGTATGGACAGTGATGCCCGAGCACTGACAGCAGTACCTATGATCGCTCTGGACGCTACTCGCTTACCACGTGGTGCTAAGTTTGAAGTTAAGCCCGGTAAGGCGTTCCTGACCAACGGTGATCCTAATCAGATTATGATGCCGATTAAGTTCGGTACTCCTGATGCCTCATCGGTACAGGCTTCTCAGAACTACGAACGATTGCTCTTGCAAGCTACAGGTACTGTTGATTCGGCTGGTATGCCTTCAGCAGCTCCTCGTGACGCAGGTGCAGGTGGTATGTCTATGGCTATGGCAGGTATCATCAAGAAGTACAAACGTACCTTGACGAACTTCCAAGAGGACTTCCTGATCCCGTTCATCAACAAAGCTGCTTGGCGCTATATGCAGTTTGACCCTGAGCGTTACCCTTCTGTGGATGTGAAGTTCATGCCTACAGCTACCTTGGGTATCTTGGCTCGTGAGTTCGAACAACAGCAGTTCATTGCCTTGTTACAGACATTAGGCCCAGACACTCCTGTGTTGCCTCTGATCCTTAAAGGTATCTTGGGTAACAGTTCCTTGAGCAACCGCAACGAATTGATTGCAGCCTTGGATCAGATGAGTCAGCCTAACCCTGAACAACAGCAACAACAGCAGTTGAATATGCAGTTGGAGATGGCTAACAAGCAAGCTACAGTGCAGAAGACCCAAGCTGAGGCTCAAAAGGCTCAAGCTGAAGCTGCTGCAACACCTGATCTGGCTAAAGCTAAGGTAATTGCTGCCTTGTCCAACAACCTCAACGAGGATAATGAGACAAAGGACTTTGAACGGCGCTTGAAGCTGGCTGATTTGGCACTGAAGGAGAAGGAAATCAACTCTAACGAGAAGATTACCATGATGCAGATGGATGCCAACAGACAAAAGACTCAAGCTGACTTCGTTACCAAGCTTTCAGCCTCGTTAAACAAAGCTACAACAGGAGTTTAAATGGATACAGTAGGTCTCATTGAACGGATTGCTGCTGGTGATCTGTCAGAAGATGAACAATTAGCACTTTTGGCTCAAGTTGAGACCTCTATCCAGCTTCGTAAGCAGGCTAAACAGGTACAAGAAGAGCTAGATACCTACGAAGCAGCCGTTGAAGTCATCGCCCAGACCATTAATGACCACAAAACTGATGTAGATAATGCCTTGAAAGAGGTTTACAGCTACGTCAGGCAGCCAGGGCCTATGGGTAGGGACGGTAAAGACGGTAAGATTGGTAAAGATGGACGTGATGGCCTTGATGGTCGTGATGGAATCAACGGTAAAGATGGTGTAGACGGTGTGGACGGTAAAGACGGTGTATCTATCGTTGATGTCTATGTCGCTGCCGATGGAAGTTTAGTTTGTGTGCTCTCCGATGGTCGAGAAATCGACACTGGGCCTCTTTTAGAGGCTGGTACAGGGGGCAACACAAGCGTTACCACTAACAACTGGGCAGGTTACAGTACTGAAGAGCTTAAACAGACCTTCATCTACAACACCTTCGAGACTGTCAGTAAGAAC